GTTGAGCCGTCTAGAATCTGAAGGCCCATAAGGTCGCCCTTGACGTTCTTCTGTGGCCAGACCGGCCATGCGTCTAGGACCAACACTTCTTCGGCGGCCATGTTCAGCCACTCCCCGAAGGTTAGACCGTTCTGAATGTCAGGGACTTTCCAGAACTGGCGGGCGCGGTTGATTTCGTCATTGAACTGGAGGCGGGCCAACTCCATAGCGCGGCCGTAGTTCTTCTCACCGGTTTCAGCCATGACCTTCTCGGCGGCGTCTGAACCGAGAACAATGTCCCACTCTAGGCCAACCAACTTGTGCTTCATGACTTCAACGCAGCGGCGAACAATGTCAATCTGGTCAGCGGCAGCGCGTAGCGTCTTGAACGGGACTAGGCGGGTTTCGGTGACGTTGATGTTCTGCGCTACCTGATACTCGTAGCGGCGTGGGTCTGGGCGGCCGTCTTCACGGAGGCGGTTGATAGCACCCGGAACGATAGGAATACCCGGGGTGAAAGGGACGTTGCCTGAGAATGGGTTGCGTGGTAGGCCGACGCTGTTGCCGTACTGGTTGAGCGCCTGAGTGATTTGCGCTTCTGAGATTGGGGTCGCTACTGGCGAGGACTTACTGATTTGGTCTGCTACGCGCTTTGCGAAGTTGTCAAGAATACCCATGTGCTAATCCTATTCGGTGATGGCTGCGCGGCAAGAGAAACAAACTGTTGCGGATGGCGGGTTCGGCATCCGGCAGGATGGGCAGAACTTGGCTAGGGCCGCTAATCCCATCATAGCCGACTGGCCGCTCATAAGTTCTTGGGCGGCCCATACCATAGCGTCCATACGGTCGGGTGATGTGCCGGAGTCTGGCGTGTAGTTACACATTTGGTCTTCTAGTTCTGGGAAGCCGCCGACGTGGTGGACTCGGTGCTGTTCGTAGAGTGCGGCGATAGGTTCGGCTCGGACGAGTTTGCCTCGGGTCGCGGTGACTTTACGGTAGGGGACTGTCGGGTCTACCTGTCGGAGTAGTAGTTCAATCATGTCGCCGCCGTTGTTTGTTTCACCGACGATACGGTCGGCTGACCAGCGGTGGTAGGCGTCTACTGCTACCTTCGCCCATGCTTGCGGGCTGACGCGGCAGGTGAGGTCTTCAAGGATGTAGTAGTGGCCGTCAGGGGATAGGCCGGCTACTACGATACCGGTCATGTCGGAGTTCTCTCCGGAGGTGACGGCCGGGTCAATGGCTACGACGATACGGGTCATGGTCGGCGCTTCGGTGACACGGTTCTGTTCGATTAGGTCGCGGGTCCAGAGTGCGCCTTCTACGTCGTCAATGATTTCGCCGTAGAGTTCTTGCCGGCCGAGGCGTGTGCCTTCGTAGCGGGCACGCATCTCGTTCAGGGCTGACTCGGATAGGTTCTCTTTGTTGTCGAAGGTTGAGCCGCGAACAATGATGACGTCTTCACGCTTCGCTAGTTCTTTGATTTGCGCGGTCGGGCGCGGGGTGGTGGTGATGACGGTGCGCGGGTTGTCACCTAGGCGGAGGGCGAACTTATACATGTCGAACGCTGCCGAGGTGGGGAATGACGCTAACTCGTCGAACCAGCCGCCGTGGAACTGGGGGCCGCGGAGGCGGTCGGGTTGTTCACCGGAGAACAGTTTGATACGGCTACCGTTGGTTAGGAAGATTTCACCGGTTGAACGGTTGTAGTCCTTCAGCGTCCCATACTCTTTCAGGATACCGACTACGCCGGATACTCCTTCGGCGCAGGTGTCGCGGGCGTCACCGAACGTCGGGGCTACGATAGCCCAACGGGTGTTAGCCTCAGCGGAAGCCTCATAGGCGAGCCACTCAGCGGCGGTGCGGGTTTTACCCCAGCCACGGCCAGCCAAAGCCAGCCATGTGTTCCAGCCGTTAGCCGGCGGTATCTGTTCCGGTCGCGCTAACTGGCGCATCCAACGCACCCTGCGCGCCACCATCAAGGAGAGTGACGAGTCGGTAGACCTCGGCGTCAATAGTGTTTCTGTCATAAGTTGTTACCTCAGCCTTTAGGTTCACTTCTTTCGGGGCATCCAACCCTAGTATGCGGGTTCGTCGGTCAATGATACGTAGGACTGAGTCTACTGCGCGGCTGTCACCGTTCAACGCTTTAGCCCATACACCCATCTGGAGGCGGTCAAGGCGGTCCAGTTCCATGTCCCGGTATTCTTCAAGGTTCGGGCGGATGACGCGTTCAGCAATGCGCTGGTAGGCGTTGTATGCGCCTGACGCGGAGGCGTAACCTACACGTTCCGCTATGACGGCCCATGTTGCCCCGGCGCGACGGAGTTCAATGATTTTGTTTTCGCGTTCTAGCACCTCTGGTTCGGGCGCATTTTTACGGCTCATAGTGTTTACGCTACCTTACTGAAACTGGTTCTTTGGCGATAGTGATTACTTTGAGTCGGAGGCTGGTGACTCCTCCGGCTTTGGTGACTACGCGGATTAGGTCTGGGTATTTGGCGGCTATCTCTAAGAGTGCTTGCGTGTTGTCGGTTTGGCGGTCGGCGATTCCGTTGTCTTTCAACTCTGCGTCTATGCCTCCCGGGGCGAACATTCGGGTTTGTGGGGCTATCCAGTCTAGGCGGATGACGGCTCCGTTGTTGATGAATGCTTGGATGGTGGTTTCAAAGTCGTCGCCTGATGTGGTTTGGCGGCGTTTTGGGTTGGTGATGGCTGGGTCGCCGGCGTATGAGCCGTAGAAGTTGCCGCAGATGAAGCGTAGGCCGACGGTGTTGTTTGGGTTCATGTAGAAGCCGTTGGCTACTGGGTTGATTCCCCATAGGGTTGTGCCGTATTTTGCGCATAGGTTGAACGCGGTTTCGGCTAGGTCGTCTATGGTGCCGGTGTATGGGGTTAGTTTGCCGTCGGCGGTTAGTTGGTCTAGGCGGCTGATGTCGTCGTCGATGTTGAGTAGGGGTGTGCCGGCTGGGTAGTGCTGGGTGTTGTAGAACTTGACGGCGTTGAACTTGCCCGGTTGTGCGACTACTAGGCGGTAGTGTGCGGGGATGGTTTGGGCGTATTCGGCGCGTTCGGCTTCGGTTGCTACGAAGATTGTTACCCGGTCGGGGTTGACGCCGTGGCGTTCTAGGGTGGTGAGGGTTTGGGTTTTGAGGGTTTCGGCGCGCTTATACGACGGTATGGCTATCTGGTAGTCCATTACTTAGCCTTCGGTTTGACTTTGGATTCGGCTTCGCCGGTGATTACCTTAGCCATGTGGGTTTCGCGTTCGGTGCGTTCGGCTTTACCGCGGGCAGTTTCTACGGCGTAGGTGAAGCAGTCTTTCATGCCGCGTAGCGCGTAGTAGACGATTGAGTAGCGGTAGGAGTCTGGGCCGCGTGATTCCATTGGGGTTACGCCGTGGACATACTTGTAGCCGGGGAAGAATAGGACCCAGCCGTCACGGCAAGCGATTACTGCGTCATACTCTACGAAGTTCAGGTAGCCGCCGTTCATGTTCTTGCGGATGACGGGCATCGCTGACCATGTTTCAAAGTTGAAGCCGTCGCGGTGGTATGGCAGTTGGGATGACTTGTTGATGACGCCGGAGGTCCATAGGGCGTCGTCGGTCATGCGCCATTCTTTGTCGATACCTGAGTCGTCGATTACGTTCACGTCGTTGGCGAATTGTTCTGGGGCGAACTCTTTATACATGCGGGCGAACTTGTCGGCGAACGCTACTACGACGGAGTGTTCGCTTGGCTGCTCTGACGCTAGGGATGTTGGGCGGCAGGAGTTACGGGCTTGCATCACCTTGCGCGGGGCCATGCCGAAGGTGCGTGACTGGTTGTCGAACCCCATGCCTGAGCGGCGGGTGGTGGAGTATTTGACGTTCAGGACTGCGCGGCGCAGGAGGGCCACCTCCTCCTCCATTGGGAAGTAGGCGAGGAATGGTTCGTTGGTGTCTGCGTCAACGTAGATGCCGGCCTGAGTGATGTTTGCGGGTAGCGGGTGGACGGTTGTGCCGACGAGTTCTGTGGCTTCGTCAGGGGTCATTACTCTCTTGACGGGGATAACCGGTAGGTCAGATAGTTTCATTGACTGGTGCGCTCTCGTTGAAGTGGGCTTCTAGCAGGATGCGGATGGCGTCGCTGTTTGATTCGGCTGATACTTGCTTGCGTAGTTCGGTAAGTTTGCCAACCACCCAGACGTAGGTTTCATTCTCGTAATCGAGGACTACCATGCGGGTTGCTTTGTTTTCGTAACGGTTCGCTAGTTCGCTGAGTGACGGGATGCTGTTCACGCCTTGGCTTAGTGGCTGTGAGTATGAGCCGTCTAGCGGGTTGCGGTCTGACGCCGAGGTGGCGGTCATGGTGATTTGTGGGACTTCGGCTTCTTCAATGTTGGCGAGTAGGTCGTCTAGGAAGTTCTCGTCGTAACCGGTGTGGGTCAGGTCGTCTAGTTCTGATAGGAGTTCTAGGAGGAGTTCGTCGTCGTATGTGCCGAGGTCGCTGGCGCGGTTGTCAATGGCTACGATTCGGGCGGCCGTGTCGTCATCTACGTCAACGTATGCGACGCTGATGTCTTTCCAGCCTAGGGACTGTGCGGCTTGGAAGGTGTGGTTGCCGGCGAGGATTTCGTTCGTGCGCTTGTTGACGGTGATTGGCTTGTATTGGCCGAAGGTCTTGAGGCTGTCGGCGATTAGTTCGACGTTACCCTTGCGCGGGTTCTTGCTGTATGGCTTGAGTTGGGTGAGTGGGGTTTGCTGAACGTCCATTAGTTCGCCTTCCTGTTAGTGAGGGAAGGCAGCCTACCGGGGGCAGTAGGCCGCCTCACCTACGGTTTTAGTTTACGACGGCGTATACGTCGCGGGCAAACAAGAGGAGGTAGTTCTCGTCTTCGTGTTTGATTGGGATACCGGCGTGTTTTGCGAAGATGATTCGGTCGCCGACCTTGATGGTGAGCGGGGTGCGCTCGCCGTTAGAGGTCAGGTATCCTTCGCCGACTGATAGCACTTCGGCTTCGGTTGGCTTCTCTTGCGCGGTTTCAGGGATGTAGAGGCCTGAAGGTGACTTCTCCTCTACGGCTGCGACCTTGACAATGATTCGGTCTTCTAGTGCTGTGATAGCCATTGTGTTCTCCTTAGAATGGTGCGTCTTCACCGGCGGCCGGGGTGGCTGCGGTTACGGCGGCGTTGAAGTCTGGTGAGTCTGAAACGTATGAGGCGTTGTTCAAGTTGCGAACGATAGAGCGGCCCTGACGGCCGGTGTTATCCATCTTCGGGTTCTTGTCCTTGTCCACCCAGTCTTCAATAGCGTCTGAATACTGGCCGGTGACGGTGATAGCCTCGCCTACGACGAACGGCTGGGCGCTCTCGAACCATGCCTTGTATTTCTTTTCGCCGGTGTCGCCGTTCTTCTTAGGGAAGTAGACGGTTACTTCGGCGGCCTTGTTGTCGTAAAAGACCTTAGATACGGTTCCGGTGACGGTCATCTTCTCCATTAGTTGCCACCTCCGTTACGGATGATTGGGCCGGTAGGTAGGTTGGCGTTCTTCTTAGCCTTGCGGTAAGCCGCCTTAGCCTTGTGGGTTGGCCACATGATGCGGTTGGATGTTTGAGCCATTAGTTATTCTCCTTGGTTGATTTGCTCATTTGTATGTCCATCAACGCTGCCACTAGGTCGGACAGGTTTTCGGTGTTGTCGGCGAGTTCTACCTCACCGTTCTCTGAGCCGTCGGCCCAGAAACCTTCAATGATTACGCCGTATGGGCTGACGCTGATTTCCAGCCAGCAGCCGTCGGCGCGGGGGATTGTGTATACGGTTCGTTTGCTGACGCTCATTTGGTTCTCCTTAGTTTTCGGCGTTCGTCGGCGGATAAGCCACCCCAAACACCCCATTCTTCTTCGTTCTCTAGAGCGAACTCTAGGCACTTGTTTATCAGCGGGCATTTGGCGCAAATCTTCTTAGAGTCGTAGATGGCTTTGTAGTGGGAGTCGTGAAAGATGTTCGGGTCAACGAACGGTTCGGCACAGGCCGCGCCTTCCCAGTTCTCAACGTTCATCTCAAACATCTGCTACCACCGTGAACCTGATGTGGGCGTTGGTGTCGTAGGCCTTCTCGGCGTCAATGCTGTAAACCTGTGAGTCATCTTCCCAAACATTACCGGCGTCGGTAATGGCGTCAAGTAGGTAGCGGGTGAGTTTATCCGTGTCGGGCTTGACGGTGTGAGGGATTTCTCCGGCGATAGCCAGTTCACGCTTCTTCTTGGACCACGACTTAGGTGGCTCGAAATAGAACACAACTAGGACGCGAGCGCCGTGCGGGCGTTCAATCGGTGCCCACTTCTCGCGGTAGGCTTCGCCGTAAATAACTGCGCTAACCCCGGCGCGGGCCTTCTTCAAGTCCTTGTTGGACTCTACGAGGACTGCTCGGCCGTTGATAACGTAGGCGCTCTTTGAACCCTGCGGGCGCGCTGCCCCGGCTATGTCTATTCCGAACGCTCTCATCTCGGCTGGTTGGCTTTCAGGTAGCCGTCAAGCGAGTTGATTTTGTCGATGCGGAAGCCGGTCCATGTTTTGGTATCGGTTTCAACAATCGGGGCCTGTAAGAGTCCGCGTGACTTGAACTCCTCCAGTTTCTCTGGGTGCTGTTCTAGCGCCATTTCGTCGTAGCGGATGCCGCGCTTATCGAACTCGCGTTTGGTCATCATACATTGGACACAGGCAGTTGTGGACCAGACTGTAATCTTCATGCTTCATTCCCTTCGTTTTCTTCTCTCCAGTCAAGGCCGTAGATTGGCTTGCCGGTAGTCATGTTTAGCCAGCAGCGCTGGGCTTCGTCCCACCAAATCACCGAGTAGTGTTCGAGGATTTGAAGCATCTCGCCTTCGCGTTTGCGGATGCCGGTCTTGTAACCCTTCTTCCAACTGACGCGGTCTTCTTGGCGTGGGGTGAGAGTCTTAGTTTCCATTCGCCTCACCGGCCTTCACCTTGGACCAGAACTCGGCCTTAGCCTTAGCGGCCGGGGTGCGGTTAGTGGTGACAAGTTTGAACGCATACTCGCGCTCAATCTCCATGCCATTGTTGACTAGCCAGCGGTAAGCCTTCTGGTAGTGGGCGCGGCACATACCCTTGCTGGCTACGGGTAGGTCACAGGCGGCGCATACGCCGTTCTTGCTATAACCGGCTAGGACTAGGCCAATGATTGCTTCAGGAGTCATAGTTGTTCTTTCAGGTATTGTTCGATTTCTCGGGCGGTCTGTTCGGCCGCTTGGGCTAGGGGCATTTGGTCAAGTAGGTATTCGTCTAGGGCTGCGGCGAGCGCTCGGCAGTAGTCGCAGTCTGGGCGGTCGCAGAACATCACTTCACCGTCAATCGGAGGCTAGGTGCGCCGGTCTTCATCGGAACTTCAGGCAGTAGGAACTTCACGGCGTCCATGTCTACGGACTCGCGGCCCTTAGTTTCTGACCAGTTGACGGTGATACCGTCCATAGTCACACCGTTCACTCCCTCCAGAGCGGCCCTTGCTGCGTCCTTCTCCGCCTCCAGAACCTTCAACTGAGCGCTCACCTCGCGGTAACGCTTCGCGGCCTTCTCAGCCGTTTCATCCGTGATAGCCGCACCGGTTACGTCTTTGACTTTGCCGCGGCATAGGTCGCCGTAGAAGTCGCAGTATTTTGAGCAGAAAGAAACCGCGTCCATTTCTGGGGCCGGGGCCTCGTCAGCAGTTTCAATCGCCTTCAACCATGCGAACGCTTCAAGCGCGACCTCGGCGTCGAACGGTTCGCTGTGAATGATGATGTCATTCTCGTCACCGTCACGCGGAATACCCACTAGGGTTACGGTCTTCACGTCGTAACCGGCGAGCGCCATAAGGTAGCCGTAGGTCTGAATCTGCCAGCGCTTCTGACGGTTCACGAACCAGTCAGCGCCGGACTTCTTGATGGTCTTCCAGTCAACGACCTCACCGGTAGCCGGGTTGAAGTAGTCAATAGTGGCTGGTGGGAATCCGTCAATCTCAACGCGGTGTTCAATGAGCGCGCCGGTCCCGGCGAACGCTTGCTCAATCGCGGCGTGAATGGCGGTCCCCATGATGGCTGGGAGGCGAGTTCCGCGGCTAACACCGGTGTCGCCCTGAAGCGTGTGCCAAACCTTACGGGCGCAACCGCCTAGAGCGCTAACCCCAATGGCGGTCTGCTTGCTGCGTGGGCGCTCCGAGTCAACTGCGACTAGCGCTTCAATGAGAGTCTTAGCGTCCATTAGAAGTTGCTCCCGCCGCATACGCAACCGTCGTGGCACTTGCCGGCCGGGCCTTCATCATTCCAACCCATAGCGCTGTAAACCTCACGGCCAATAACGTAGTCGGCGTCTTCCCAGATTTCGTCGCCTGAGTTCTTGATGGCTGAACGGAACGCCAGTTCAGAACAGACCTCCCCGTCCACTTCAAAGTCGGCGGCGGTAAAGTAAACCGCTAGGACCTCAGCCTTAGGGTCTAGTGCTTGTAGTTGCTCAATCAGTTCAGCGATAATCATTCGCCAATCACTTCTCTTTCAATCTCGTTTACTGCTTCGTGTAGTTCAATCAGGGTTGCGGCGTTCACTTCAAAACGGATGTAACTTTCGGTGACGTCGATTAGGTTACGGACTTCCATCAACAGGTAGTCGCCGTCGCGTTCAATGACCAGAGTTTCGCTGGTCGGCAAGGTGATAAAGAATCGGGTTTGCTTTATCACTTGTTCGCCGCCTTGTTGAGTGAGTAACCTAGCCCGGCTACTACAAGTCCGATAGCCGCTAGGAACGGCTCCTGAATGAGAACCGCTGCTACAACGGTTACTACGGCCACTAGGACCGGCGCTCCCCATACGCTCATGGTTACGCACCTACCTTTGCGGTTGCGCGGTCAGCGATGGCTGCCTTGTAAAGCATTACAAGAAACTCACCCTGAAGGGCTGAAGCCTGTGAAGCCTGACGGTCACGGGCGCGGTTCTCGGCGTAAGCCAAGCCGTACTCTAGAGCGCCGGTGCGAACGTCCTCGTCAGTAGCGAGGTCTTCGTTCAACGAAAGGAACAGGTCCGCGGCGGTTGATAGCGCGTCGTGCTGGCCTGAGCGGGTAACGAAAGCGCCAACCTCAAACGAGTGGCGGCGAACCTCCTGAGCAACCGCGTGAAGTTTAGCGGTTTCAAAGTCGGTTAGTTGGGTTCTGGTTAGTTCAGCGTTCATTTTGGAGCCTTCCTTAGCGGGGGTTTTTTATCCGCTAGTAAAACTTTACTTCATAAAACTGAACTTCGGGGCTTATTTACCAAACTTTTTTTATTTATTTTTGATAACTATTTGATAACGGCCGGTAGCACTCTGTAATCACAAACCACCCGGCAGGGCTTCGGAGGGCAGGAATGGCCTCAACGGACCATCCCCAAAGTAGACCACCCGTATAGGGTTCATCAGGCTTTGTTCATGGGGCCGGGCTACTACCACCAGGCCAACTGCGCCAAATACATAAACAACTACTAGGCGGCTGGGCAGTTCGTTTCAACCGCGCCGTTTATGTTCTCGCTATTCCTCATAGCGTCTGCCCGGTCATACGAATAACCATCACTCCGGGCGCGCGATACCGACACCATCTAACGGCCGGTAACCAACAGGGTTAGTGTCGGGAAGTTTATTAGGGAGTGTCAAACGGTTGAAGAACCTCACTCCACCTGCTAAACTCAGAGATGCTCGCTCTGTGTTTAGTAGGACTCCCCCGGTTATTTATTTAGCCGGGGGATTTCTTATTACGTCTTAAGTTTTAGGGGTGCTGACCGCCGCTATATGCGTTCAACAAAGAATAACCTTAGCGCCTATTTACGTTCACCGCTTGATGTTTTGAAAAATCGTTTTCAAGAATCCACCAGCCGCCGTCGTAAGCGTCATAGATTGGGCGGAATGTAGGGTCATCAAAACTGCTAATCTTCCACCCGTTCAGGCGCGCCGTCGCAGCCCACGCCGCGTCAGACTCCATCAGGCCGTTTATCTCAGCGCACATGGTCACAATGTTCGCCGGCTGACTAGCCTTCGCGTTCTTACCGCCGTGACCACGGTTAGCCCGGTGGTGCGGGATGAGGTCCTCAGTCTGCCCGCAATGGTAACAGTGCTTATCTCTGGCTAGGTAACGGCTGAACTCTTTAGGCGTCAACGTGTCATCCTCATCTCGTTCTCCACTAGGCGGGCGATAACCGACGCGGCCACCTGAGCGTTCTCCAACTGCTTCAACTTCAACTTCACACGGTTCAAGTTCGCCTTCGCCAACGCCAGTTCAAACTTAGCCTCACCGGACTCAAGCGCAGCGATAGCCTTACGGTCGTCTGCCGTCTTCCCCTCCGCGTTCAAAAGGGCCAGCGAGTAAGTTCTATCGAACGCCAACTCCGCGGCCGCTACGGCCTTCTCAGCCTCGTAAATAGCCTGTGGGCCTTTAGCCGCCTCAGCGGTCAAGCGGTTCAGTTCGGCGATTACAGCGCCGGGCGTAGTGATGTCCATGTCAGCCTTCCGTTAGAACTACAAGTTTACTGGTGTCCCCAGCCGCCACCCTTGAAGTGCGTCGGGGCCGCGTGGAATACGCGCTCCATAACCTGCTCGCAGACCACACACTTAGGCGCTTCGATTTCTACCAGCATGGATTGAATCGTGTATTGGAAGCGCGGCTTGTCATGGTTCTTACATATCCAGTCGTAGGTCATTTCTTCCTCGCTTCGTTCAGGGCCATGATGGTTTCGTAAAAGTCTGCGCCGCCGTTCTGCTTCATACGGTTCAACGCCTCAGTCGTGTTGACTGGTCGGCGGCCGGGCCGCAGTCTGACGGCTTCAATATGTTTCACTTCAACGCAGTCGGCGTAACCGCAGAGGCGTTTACCCGGGCGGTAGAGTTCACCGGTGAAAGAGTCTAGCGGGTTATCGTCGGCGTCGAACGGCCCTTTATGCGGGCGGCATTTACCGTAAGCGGTAGGGATAGTCGTAGCGGGTTTAGCGTTACATGAAGCGCAAAGGTTAGAGCGGCGGCGAGTCTGCTTCTCCCCCGGCTCCGCGGTCGTTTCTTCGACCAGCCCGCAACGCTCACAAACCATTAGTTATCTTTGTGGTCGTTCAGGTCTTCAGGGTAGAACGCTGAGAGCATAGCCATAACGAAGGTCAGGCCGAGGAGTAGGAGTGAGCAGCCGGTGAACACGGCCGCGAACACAATGTAAGGGTTACTCATTGACGAACCCTTCCATCCTGTTTATGGCCGCGCGCATAGCGTCGCATTCGTGTAGTAGCCGCCACTCATCAAGCGCGTCGGCGAGCGCCTTTACGACGGTGTCATGGAATTCCACGACAACGCCGCAACGACATTCTTCGGTGACGCTGATTGAGTCGCACTCGGCCATTACTTCCCCCATATCTGGTTCACTACAAGCATGGCAAGAAGGCCGGCGATTAGCAAGATGGTG